CCAGCAAATAAACAAATAAAAGAAAACCAAAACAATGCGTTACCGCTAATAAAAAAGTTACTCATTTGTTTCCTCAATTTCATTTAGTAAGTCCCATAGTACTGGCTGCAATTCTAAAGCAACTGCATCTAATTTTTCTTGTAGTGATTTCATTTATTTATTCTCCAAATCTTTAGCAATGGTAAGAATTATCTCTAACTGCTCGGTAGTTAGAAGTGCTGAGGCAGAGCCCCACGCAAATGCAAGGGCTAAGGCACTATCGCCATAGTGCTTTTTTGCAAGAGTGTTTATCTCTTGTGTTATGTCATAGTTAGTTATCATTAGTTAAAAACCTTCCAATCTGTCCAACGAGGAAATTGCTCAGGGTCACTATCGTAGTAGTAACGCTCAATATTTTGTTCACAATCTTGACAGAAAGTGTATTGGTTATCACCGATTTCGGAGATAGCAGATTTCATAGGATTATGCTCTACGCATTTTGTCATTTCTAATGTAGTCATTTGAGACCACCTTTCTTTTGTGAGAGTTTCTCACTTTCTTTATACTGTAAGTGTAGCAGGGGGGTCTGACATTTAGAGGGGTGCAAATGGTATAAATCGGACATTGTGGTACGGGTCACATATGATACAAGTCACATTTGCTGGCACCAGTATAACGATTAAATAACGGTACTACCCCCATCGGCGTGTCGGCTTGACAAAATTTTGCCTAGGCATTATGTGCTCACTATATTTTTCATCTTTTTATTTAATAAACCCGTATCATACATCTGAACAAAATATTCAGATTTTAGGCTATTTGAATTTACAAAATTTTTCAGATTTTGCGGTATACTTAATATATGGGAATATTAAATAACTTTGAAAACGCCTGGGATGAAGAGTTTGAATCCAAGCCTATGCCAGAAACAGACAATATGGGAAGATCAACAGGAGCATGGACAAAAGGTCCTGCTGTGTATGACTCCTTAACTTTAAAATTATTTTCAGAAGAAGTATGCACAGATTGTAGTTGTAAACATGAGTAATACAACAGAAGAGTTAACTCCTGAGCAAGCACAAGCGGTTTTGCTATTTCAGATTGAGCAAAAATTAAGGTTTGCTATTGCAAAGCAAGTTGAGAATAAATTTCACGGTATGTATCATAATGCATCACACGATATAGCACAATTTATCCGCAATATCGCTTAGGCTGGCTCACCATTTGTCAATAGGACACTTAGCCTCTTGCAATGTGGTCTTTAACTTCATAAAACATCCACACTTTCTGCATTTTGCGAGGGACTTCTTAAACCACTCACACTCATTACATATTTTTAGGCGGGACTCAATGAGTTCACGATCTGATCTTGGTTGACTAGGATCAAACAAGTCAATAAACTTAACATCATCTGACATATTAAAAATTAAGCAATAATTTCTTTTTGCTTCAATACATCATAGAGGTTTGAACAGATAAGCATTAGACTTGGCTGGCTCTGTGCAATTTGTGATTCTGTATCAGTATCGTTCATTCCGCCTTGCTTGCAAAGTCCACGGTTATCGTTATTAACACTATCTAGCATAATTTGTACTACTTCTTCTTTTGTCATATCTTCTTGCCCTTCATTGTCTGTGTTGTATCCAATTGTATCATAAACTCTTTTTTTAGCCAAATTGAACTGATCAATAGATGCATCGTTATATATGGCTTTTCTATTATTTTTCAGGGAAGAAATAGCGGTAGTGCCTGTTCCACCAAATAGATCTGCCACAGTATCTCCTTCTTCAGAAAAAGCCTTAACAAGGATATCTGATACCTCTATCGGGAAAGCATCATAAACAAATCCCATACTCTGATATTTAACAACATCAGGCCAATTCCATTCTTGCTCAATAATTAGGCTGTCTAAATTTTTAATCTCATACTTATAATCATTATTTTTTCTTATCTGCAAAATAAAATTAAGCATAGGCTGACCTTGCTCTTTTACTTTTTTTACTATGTTCCAAACCAATATCTTGTCTATAAAAAGATCTGTTCCTTTAAGTACATCTGCTATCGCAATAATTCCATGATAGAAATTTGGAACAATAAGTAAAATATTTCCTTCATCCTTAAGAGCATCTGCCATATTATTAATATATTTAATTAAAGAGTTACTAAAATCTTCTTGGTCTTTTACACGATGTATTTGAATGCTCTGATCTCCACCATATCTTTCGTCATCCATCATTGCAAAATACGGCGGGTGACTAATAAACAGATCTACACTTTTTGGCGAAAGAAAGACATCTCTAGCATCCTTACAATAAAACTCTACTTCCATTCTATCTCCTGATCATATGTAACACTATACTCGCCACCAAAGATTTCAGCGTATGAGATTATATCTCTATTATATCTTATAACGGTATTGACACCTACTTTGTCTGACATATACTTCATACCCTGGACTAATGGCTCAAAACTCATCTCCTGGCCTTCTAGGGCCTTATTTAGGGTATCCAGGTATCTTTCCTTGCCGTATCTTTTAGATGTGAATGATTGATCTACATATTCAAATCTTGCATCTCTATCATTATCCCTTGCAATGTCCGAATTGTCTGTTATGTACTTTACTGCAGGATGATCCATCCGTGTAGACCAATTTCGCATGTTATCGCTGTACTTCTCCATATTCTTTAGAGTTGAATCAGCGAAAGCCATGCGTATAAGGTCAGAGGCGGAGGTTTGAACCTCTGTTGCGAAACTTATCAAAAAAGCGGTTGCATATGGAAACTTGTCAGTATATGTCGTCACGCCGAAGTGTACATTCGGATTAAACGACTCAACTGACATACCGTCTTCAAGCAGTCTCATATGATTGCCGAGAGATACATACTCTTGCCGATTCATATCGCAGTCTACGAATAAACATTCCTCTGCATTGATCCCGTCGGCGAGACACAAGATGTTCTTATCATATGATCCTACTATTTTCGAACCGTTAAAACGCTCTAATAATTTTGCGGTCATAAAGCCATCCATATCGGGAGATATAATTAAATTTTTAGAATACTCTAACGTTTCAAGTATGTCTGTTTTCATTTTAGTAAAATACCCCTTATAATAATCTAGTTATGACAATTCAAGATTGGGCTGCTTTAGCCGTATCCGTACTTACAATTGTAGCAGTTGTTGCTGGCTCAATCAAGTGGCTTGTAAAACACTATCTCGTCGAACTTAAGCCGAATTCTGGGTCAAGTTTAAAAGACCAGGTTTCAAGACTAGAAGATCGCATTAATGAAGCAGAAGCAAAAAGAAAAGATATGGATCGCAAATTAGATCATATGTATGAAATTCTTATTGAATATATAGCAAAGAATAAATAAATGATTCCAAAGATTATTTGGCAAACACACGAATTACCATATAGCCAATTGCCCACTTTTCAAAAAGACATTATAAAAACCTGGAAACATTTAAATCCAGGCTGGGAGCATAGATATGTTGACGCAGAAGAAAGATCTAAGCAGGTAAAAGAATATGATAGTTTACTCCATAGTTATTACTTGTCATTAGGTAAAGTCCATCAAGCAGATATTTGGAGATTAGTTGCTGTATATGGAAATGGTGGAGTATATGCTGATATGGATTCTGTATGTATTAAATCAATAGAAGAATCTATAGAGTTTAATTATAAACAAGAGGATATGATGTGTTCTAATATAGGGTTTCAGCATACTGGAGTAAATAATTCAAATTTTGGAGCAATAAAAAATAGCCAAATTGTAAAATTAATTTTAGATAGTTATATTTTAAAATATGAAAGTTATGAAATTGAAAAATTTAAATCTCTTCAAGACGGAGAACCAGAAAATTTTTTATTTTCAAGAATAGTACAAGAAAATAAAAATTTTGTGTATTTTAATAACGAATATTTTTGCCACGCAGAAGGATACAAAACTAGTTTTGATAAAAATAACAAGTATTATTTAAATTAACTATTTAATACTATATACTATATATAAGATATCTTGTAAATACAAACCTTAAAGATAGTTCTTTTTTCTTATATATATTTAGTATACACTATCCGACATCCTGACACTTTATGACAAAAGAGTACAAAACGGACATTACCTATTATAACAATTTGATAACTTTAAATATCACTGTCCGAATTGTACTGATATGATATACTTTAATCTGACTAGTACTCTGGTTTGTCTCTCATACCCACCAGCCTGAGTACTAGTCTTTTTTTTATGGTATAATCAAGTATTATGACTATGTGTGGACCAGAGGTTTTTGGAGCAGATCCAGCCAGAATTAAATGGCAAATTGTTAGAGGAGATACCTCTCCGCTTCGTGTTGAGTTTTTAGAAGACGATGAAGAAACATATTTTGACACCTCTGATTGGACCTTTGAGGCTACTGCTTATGATCCACAGTCTGATGCTTTAGATTCCCTGGAAATTACAGCAGAAGATGGGTATGTTGATATTATGGCACCTGCATCTATTACTCAATTATGGGGTACTGGTTTTAAATCAGTTGTAACAGAATTAACATTTGATCTTCAAGTGACTATTGATGGAGAAACAACCTGGACACCTTTGATTGGAACTATCTCTGTGCTTGGGGATGTTACAGGTAGCCTATAATGGCAGTAGTAAAAGTTACAACTCCAAGACCTGAGTTGCCACCAGTAATTAGAATTAAAAATAAAACTTTTAAAGTAAATAAATAATATCATGAGATAATGTCTTTATGGCTGCTTCTAAATCTATGGACTTTCCAGGTGCAAAAAAATCTTCATATGCTGCACAAGTAGAACAAAGTCAGGCATCTCCATACCAAGAAAACACACTATCATTTCTTCCAGTTCCTGGACCAGTAGGTCCTCCAGGACCAGCAGGCAAAAACGGAATAGATGGAAAAGAAGGACCTCAAGGACCAGAAGGAAAGCAAGGTCCCAAAGGATCTGCAGGGCCAAATGGCAAAGATGGAATAAGTTCTCTATCATCTTCAGGTCAGCAAGCAGGATGGGCTTCATATACAAACGATATTACAAAACCAACCAAACTTGGCATATCTCAAGGAGACGATGGTTGGGTAACTCTTATTCTTGATACAAAAGATAAAGTCCAAAATGAAACATATCTACCTAAAGGCTGTACCAGTCTGTGGAATAGCCATCAGAGAGCACTAAACTTCCACGGGATAAAAGAAGGATCTCAAATATTCGTAACATACAACTTTGAAATAACCACATATACGGCTAATACTGAGGTTTGGCTAAGGACCTATTTTGCAAGTAATGATCAAGAATTTGTTCAGTTGGTGGGTTCTTTTAAATATCAAAATTCCTACAACCTTTCAGTTACTCAGAATATATTTATTGAGAATAAGGCTATGTGGGGCAATGGGGCTATTCCTCAAATTAGAACAGACTTTGACGCTTCCGTAATTTTCAATTCTGTATATGTCAGCGTGGTATAATAAAACTATGGCATTTCCAGGCGAACTCAATATAAATTATTACAAGGGTGATACACACGAATTTAAGGTATACCCTCAAAAAACTGATGGTTCTATTTTTCAATTAGATGACTACAGTGATGCTACTTTTACAATTGCAGAAATTAGAGGTGCGGCAGGAGTTCCAGATCAAATTATTGGAAGCGCAATAATCTCAACAGATGGAACATATATTACTTGCGCGATTACTCCAGAAAATGGTGCGCTTATGGACCCAGACATAACTTATGTTTATGATATTCAAATCTATGCTCCAGGTCCAGGAACTTACGATAAAGTATTTACACTTTTAACTGGATCTATTTCAGTAACAGATGACGTAACTCAGGGCTATGAAAGTTAATGACAAACGTATTTGTATCATCTGACGACGTTAAAGTAATTGGTGGCACAGCCAATGTTAATGTAGAAGTTGATTTTGGACCGCAAGGAGATAGAGGTGGAATTTTTCTTGTAGGAAACGGAAATCCAAATGCAGTAACAAATTTTATTGAGACATTGCAGTTGCTTGACCTTTATATAAATGTTCAGGCAACAGATGATGATTATATGGTTCTTTATCAGTATCAAAAAGTTTCTGGTGTTAATACTTGGGTATCAACTGGAACATTATTAAAAGATAAGTTTAGTGCTATAAGAAGCGTTGCTTTTACAGATGGCAAGACTACAAGTGAAGTAGATTTTAGAGTATCTAATATTGCACCACAAAGTCTTGTAGGTGGTCTAACAGCAGAAGACTTTAATGTTCAGTGTACATTCTCTGATCCAGAAAATCCTATTGCACACTCTATTACAATTAAACCTTTGGCATTTGAAGCAGGCACTGGAGATCTAAAACTTCCAGTTGACATAAATGCCGTTGAATTTTCAGATGGAAGTTGGGTTGGACTAAACAGAACAGTTTTTGTTCATTTCCTAATTACGGTGGTATAATATAAAATGGTGATATGCAATGGCTGAATATATTAATGAAACGCAAGATGGCTCTGGGATATACCCAACCAAGATACCTGGCTATGGAGATGCTGCCGATATTAAAGAGGCTTTAAGGCTTTACCACTATGGATCAACAACAATTCCTACAGAATATAATCTTGGTACTGGAAGCGGAATTAATACAAAGTCAATAGCAGGATATCTTGAAGTTTTAAAGAAAGCAGACGAAACACACGAAGCAGATACTACAAATATCCACGGGATTGCAAATACCGCACTTTTAGCAACTCAAACATACGTCACAGACGCAATTGCTGGTATTGCAGGAGACTATGAAGAACTTGCTGGTGTAGGAATTGACTGGAATACAGAAGATTTACAGTTTGATATTGCAGATTCTCTTTTATTAGTTTCTCCAAAAGAAAAAATAGATATATCAGCAACTGCTGCTACTGGAACTATAAATCTTGATGTTAGTACCGCATCTGTTAATATTCGCACATCTAATTCTTCTGGAAACTATGTTTTAAATGTTAGAGGCAGTTCATCAGTTACACTAAATTCTTTAATGCAAATTGGAGAGTCTATTACAGTTACTTTTGAATCACCAAATGGTTCAACAGCATATTATGCTACTGGATATACTATTGATGGTAACTCAGTTACTCCTAAATGGCTGGGTGGAACAGCCCCAAGCGTAGGAAATGTTAGTGCAACAGATTTGTATATGTTGCAAATTAGAAAAACTGCCAACGCTACCTTTACATGTCTAGCATCTCTATCTAAGTTTGCTTAGTTAGAAAGGGAGAGCAATGAGTCCTTTATTCCGTAACCCAAGCAGTATAGGAATATTTCTTTCATCGCTTGTTGCTCCTACACCTGCTCCTACACCTGCTCCTACACCTGCTCCTACACCTTCGCCTGTTGCGCCTTCACCAGCACCAACACCAACACCTGTTGCGCCTTCACCAGCACCAACACCAACACCTGTCGCGCCTTCACCAGCACCAACACCAACACCCGTTGCGCCTTCACCAGCACCAACACCAACACCTGTTTCGCCTACTTTTGATATTACAAGCATTTCTTCAACACACAACTCTATTTCATACTCTTGGGGACCCGCTCCTGCAGGAACTATAGACTATCGCATCTTCTATGCTTTAGTAGATACCCAATCTTCTGCAATTATTACAACATCAACATCCTATACATTTAGTGGTCTATCTCCAAATACTACATATTCAGTCTATGTTTCAGCAAGAGATGCAGGAGGCGCATTCTTAGCAAGTGCTAATTCATCTATTGCAACTACCAGCATACCAACACCAACACCTGTTGCACCTTCACCAGCACCAACACCAACACCTGTTGCGCCTTCACCAGCACCAACACCAACACCTGTTGCTCCATCTCCAACTCCAGCACCAGCAGCACTTCAAACATATTACGCTTGTTGTTCTGATAGTCCAATAGTTAGTGGAGAATATGTAGGATCTTCGGTTGCAGGAGATGCGTTAAACACTAAGTGCGGTCAAGGAGCACCTGGCAGCGTAAGAGTAGGCGATGTATCTACAAATATTACAACTTTACCATGCTACTCTACACCTGCACCAACACCAATACCAGCACCTACACCTGCACCAACACCTGCACCAACGCCTGCACCAACACCTTCACCAGTTGCCCCATCTCCAACACCTGCACCAGTAGCGGGTCCTCCAACACCAACACCTGCACCAACACCTGCACCAACGCCCGTTGCACCACCGTTCTTCCCAACATTTAGTAGTGGCCTAATGCTTTAAGATTAGTTTTAAAACAATATATATTAACTTATAAAGTTAAATATGATATACTTTTAGAATGAAAGAAAAATCTGTTTGGGAAAAATATAAAGAAAATCTTGGAGAAACAAGACCTTGGGATATGCTTGATAAAACAAAATATTCAGAAAATAGTTTAGCAAAAGAAAGACTATCTATTTGCAAACAATGTCCAGAATTAATAAAACTAACAACACAATGTAAAAAATGTGGTTGTTTTATGGCAGCAAAAAGTAAATTAGAAGAAGCAACTTGCCCAGTAGGAAAGTGGTAGATAATGATAAAAGAAGAAATAGCAACAGGAATTGTTGTTTATAGCAATGTAATTCCAAATTCAAAAAACTTATACAAAGAAATTGAAGAAGGTATGAATTCTGCAAAAATAGAATGGCAGGGTGCATCTGTAAAGGAGGCAGATAGTGTTAGGGTTAACAACGAAACAAGAAATACCTTAACAATAGGAGTGCCATATTTAGGGAAAGTAGATACAGAACCATCAGCAAATTTTATTGAAGAGTTTAATAAAAACTTAAATAATTTATTTTTTGAACATTTTGATTTAATTGAAAAAGACTATTTGCTTTATTATGGAATAGGTTCAAGTTGGCATGACCAATATGGAATTTTAAAGTATGGTAAGGGACAGTTTTTTACTAATCATATAGATGATCACCCAGACTATCATAGAAGGGTTTCTACTTTATATTACATGAACGATGATTACGTTGGCGGAGAAATAAACTTTCCTAGATTTAATTTAAGCATAAAGCCAATGTCAAACCAAATGATTATGTTCCCCTCAACATATGTTTATAATCATTCAGTATCCCCAGTTATTGAGGGCGAAAGATATGCGGTAGTTAGTTGGCTTAAATGAAAGAACCATTAATAATAAATAATTTATTAGATAGTGAAGACTATTTAAGACTTATAGAATCTTTAAAGGATCCCAAAAGTTTTGGCTTTGATCCTGGATTTAGTAGATACTGTATTGCCGACAATAGCCTTCCAATTTTAGGAGAGTTAGCAAATAAACTAACAGAAATTGCAAGAAAGGTATTTAATAGCAAAGAGTTACTTCCAACATATACGCTTTTTGCTCATTATGAAGGGCAAGACCCTGAACCAAGTTTGTATAAACATAAAGATGATAATGCATGCACGTACACTCTTGATATGTGTGTTTATCAGAATGAGCCGTGGGATTTGTGGGTAGAAGACAAAAACTATTGTCTTTATCCTAACGAAGCATTGGCATATTATGGAAATGATCAGTTGCACTGGAGAGAAAAATTTCCAAATCCAGAAACAAATCATGTTGCTATGATATTTTTTCATTTTGCAGAGCCAGACCATTGGTATTTTACAAAGGGACCTAACTATTTAGAAGTTATAAGAAAGAATATTACGGAGGAAGAATGGCAATTAAGACAGCAGTAGTGCTAGGGGCAGGAGGCTTTATCGGAAGCCACCTAGTTAAAAGATTAAAAGAAGATGGATTTTGGGTTCGTGGTGTAGACTTAAAAAGTCCTGAATATTGGAACACATATGCTGATGATTTTGTAATAGGAGATCTTAGAGATCCAAGCCTTGTTTTAAAAGTACTGGATAGAAAGTTTGATGAAGTATATCAACTTGCTGCAGATATGGGTGGAGCAGGGTATATTAATTCTGGAGAAAATGATGCAGAAGTTATGGGTAATTCAATTCTTATTAATGTTAATGTATTAAAAAGATCACAGGCCCTTGGAATTAACTCTATATTTTTTTCTTCTACTGCATGCGTTTATCCAGAACACAATCAGATGGACTCTAAAAATATGACATGTAGAGAAGACACTGTTTACCCAGCAGCACCAGACACAGAGTATGGTTGGGAAAAATTATTTAGCGAAAGACTTTATCTTGCTTATAACCGAAACTACGGAATGAAAAACAAAATTGCTAGATATCATAATGTTTATGGGCCATACGGAACATGGGACGGTGGCAAAGAAAAAGCACCTGCCGCAATCTGTCGCAAAGTAGCAACAGCAACTGACGAGATAGAAATCTGGGGAAATGGAGAACAACATCGATCATTCTTGTATATAGACGAAGCAATAAAGGCAACAGTAGATTTTTACAGAGAAGACAAATATTTTGAGCCAATTAATATTGGGTCTGAAAGAAATGTATCTATTAATGAGTTGGTTGACATTGTTTGCAGTATTGCAGAAAAAAGTTTAACAAAAAAACACATTCAAGGACCACTTGGTGTACATGCAAGAACCTCTCATAATGAATTAATTAAAAATGTTTTGGGATATGCTCCAGACGAAGACTTAGAGTATGGTATAAAAGAAACATTTAATTGGATAAAAAAACAAATAGGAAAAAATGAGTAATACAATATTTTATCAGTTATACAATCCAACAGGACTAATAAACCAAGTTATGAGTTTAGAAATTGCAGTAGGTCTTTCTGCAGTAACAAAAAAACAATTAATTGTTCATTATGTTTCTAATAATGGAGATGAACTATATGATTTTAAAAAAGTTCCCATATATACTCCAAGCAGATGGTACAATAATCAAAGAAAAGATTTTACAAGCCAAGACGAATTTCCTCATTTAGCAGAACTTCTTGAGTGGAATGAAAATTTAATTTTAATAGATGAAAAAATTAATCATTTTATACAACAAGAGCAAGAAGTTGATCAGTTATGTTTTGACTACTACTATAGTGAATCAGAAAATATTTCTGAAGATGAAATTGCTTTTGCTGATGGAAGAAAAAAGTTAGATCTTTCTAAGAACTTGCACTTAAAGAAAACCCTTGGTTGGTATGGTAGATTTTTTTATAATAGATCTCCAGAACTAGAAAAAGCATTGTCTTCTGTTAAATTTAAAAAAGAATACTACGATTTTGCAAAAAAGGTTTCTACCTCAATAGGAAGTTTTCAAGGAATGCATTTAAGACTTTCCGATCACGTAAAAATGTTTGATACAACACAAGAAATGTTTGAGTCTTGGCTAGATAAGTTTGAAAATAATAACATACCAATATTAGTCTCAACTTGTGAGCCAGGTCATAAAATGATTTTAGAAAACAAACATAGATTTATTCTTTTAGATGAATATATTGTAAATAATTTTGCAAAAGAATTTCAAGAGTTAAAGTACAGAGACGAAGTTGTTTTTGGATTAATTTGTAATCTTGTCCTTCATGATTCTGTAAATTTTGTTGGTACTTCTGGAAGCACATATACTGCCTACATACATAGGAATAGAAATCAATCAGGTCTTGAAGAAACATGGGATTTTTTTGATAATCCTGAAAAAATTCACCCACAACCCTACTCTTGGAATAATCATTATTTAGATAATGCTAAAAAAATGTGGTGGAGAGAATGGAGTGAGTCAAAATTAAACTTATAAAAAGATTTATTTTTAAAATAAAACAAAAAAGAAAATATAGAAAAATTAAAAAAAGTAATCTGATATACTAATAATATGTTTTCTGATTTATATATAAATGGACCAATACCTCACCAGGGGTATAACAAAAACAATAAGTATGTTGACAAATTAAGAACAGACCCATTTATAGCAGCACATGCAGAATCAGCAAGGCCAGAGTATGACTATTCTTGGAATTCTGATGGTTTGCGATCTGTTGAGTTTTCTACCAAACCAAATGTTGTTGCAATAGGCTGCTCTTTAACTTTGGGACAGGGATTGCCAGTAGAAGCAAGGTGGACTAATATTCTAGAAAATATGTTGTTGCCACATGGAAATTTTAGTATAGGAAATATATCTTATAGCGGAGCAGCAATAAACAAAGATATTTCAAGTTTTTTTGGAATGATAAACAAATATGAATATTTGCCCGAATATGTTATATGTAACTTTGCAAATTTTGAAAGATTTTATTTCGTTAGTCCAGAAGCAGACAGGCTTCAAGATTGGTACATAAATTATTCTGAAAAAAAAACAAAGGTATCAGCACCTTGGAATTACCAAGAAATACTTCCTTATGAATGGGTATATTATCAAAATCTAGATCACATTAAAATGTTAGAAACATTCTGCAAGATGAGCAATATAAAATTAATATGGAGTTGTTGGTCAAATGCATTAACAGATGATGATGAATTGTTTTTACAAACAAATTTTAAAAATTATATTAAAGATCCAGTAAGAAAAGAGTTTCCACCAGATTTTGAGTTTGTCATACCACAAGTAGAGGTAGAAAACTTAGAACCTTATTATAAAATGAATAATTGGGAAGAAATTCAATGTCACAAAGAGTATAAAGAGACGCATCCACAGATCTTTGATTTTGGATATGACTATCAAAAAAATCCTGGGGCATGGGGACCAGGATCTCATAGACCGCATCCAGGAATGCACAAGCAAATACACTGGGCCGAGTTTTACTATAAAGAAATGATAAAATTAATAGATGTCAGCAATAGTAAAAGAGTTTAAAACAGTCGATGGTTTAGGTGCAATGCTATGGAAAAAACTGTATGCAATGTGCTATGCATATGAACAAAATCTTTTATTTGAAGATTCAGAAGTTTTAAAGTACATAGTTCATCCTTCAGATATGGTTTATGAAGAAAAAGATATTCTTTTATTATCTAAAAATTTTTTTTCTATAATTAATAATCCATGGAAAAATATTGATTTTAAAACAATACCATTTAAAAAAATATGTGAGCATGCTGGTGAAGGATTTCCTGAGAAGGATCAGGCTGGAATAAACTATAGAGTTGGTCCTTCAATTTTACTAAATGCTCCAGTTTTTAATTTAAATAAAAATAAAAACAATAATATTGTTATACATATTAGAAGATCTAATGCTACAGAAATTAATCCAAGGTACACGGGGGATGAGTTTTATTTCAATGTTTTAAAACAAATACCAGAAATATCTAGACTTGCTGGTCTTATTGACCCAGAAGTAATAGTTTGCACCGACGCTCCAGATAAAGAAACAATGTATAAGCCTGTCAATGAGTTTCAGCAAAATATGTGGAATCAGCCGTTTTTGGAAAGAGATCAAGATGGTTTTCACCTTTTAAAATCCATAGAATTTGATCGCTACAGAGAAATTTTACCAAATATAAAATTTGTAAATAATTTAGGGCCAGTAGATTCAATGACGATGATGATAGAGGCTGGCGTTTTGATTGTCGCTAATTCTTCATTTAGTCAGTCTGCAGGACTTTTATCAAATAATAATGTTATAGGAACGCACCCCCACAATGGAATAAACCCACTATACAATAATTTTAAAAATCGTATAGCAGGTTTAGACCATTTAGGTAATTTAATTATTTAGGAAATTTTTTCATCCAAGTTTTAGTTCTTGGGGTAATGCCCTTCCAAGAAGACCAATCTTCTCCGCCATTTGTCATATAGTAAGCAATCTCTGCATTCTTGACGGGATTGAACAGTTCTGCATTAGAGTCAAGATCAAACTTTTCTCTACGATCAGGACCAAGGTTGTCAATCATATTAATTTGGAACATTCCATAAGACGAGTCACCAGTCTTGTGGTTACCGTTAAAAGCCAATGGTCGTCCATTAGACTCCTTTTTAGCAACTGCCCAAGCAACTACAAGGTCTTTACCCTTGAAGCCAACCAAGGAGAGAAGTTCCTTTAGTTCTAAATCGGTTAGAGAAACCTTATTCTCAAAACTCTCTAACTTTTTAGCCTTAGAAACCAAAAAAACCTCTTTCGAGGCGGTTTCCGATGTCTGAGCCTGTTCCAGGCTAAGATTGTTCTTCGTATCAAGACCTGAATCAGCATTGGCTCCGTTCGACAAAACAGTTACTAATGCTACGATACTGAGTGTGCTAATGATCTCTTTGTTTCTTTCGATAAATTTAATCATAGTTTCCTCCTTAGAAAACAATAACACCCTGGTAGGTGTTACTAACTAGTATAACATGATTTTTGCCCAAAAGTCAAATTTGGGTGTATAATTATTTTATTATGACTACATATGCTAATTCTACCGCTGGAATTCAATATCCCCTGGAAACATCACCAGTAAATGTACACGGAGATTTTAAAAAATTAGCAGAATCCCTTGATGCAATTCTACCAGCATATGGCGTATCATATTTTCAGATTAATGTAAAAAATAATAGCGGGGCTTCAATAAGTGCTGGAGTGCCAGTATATGCAACAGGCTATTCAGCAAAAACTACAATAGCAAAAGCACTTCCATCTACATCGTCTCCAATATTAGGATTATTAAAAAATACTACAGCAAACGGATCTGATGGAGTAGTAGTTGTTGCTGGAGTTATGGAAGGTTTGAATACTTCAAGTTTTGTTGCAGGCGATGTTTTATATGTTGGAACATCTGGGGGACTAACAAATGTTAGACCAACAGGAGGATCTGCAGCAGTTGGTATATGTGCATATGCAAATAATCTAAATGGGATAGTAATAGTAGAGGCAAAAGGAAACGGTACTTGGGGTGCACTCAAGGACGGTTTGTCGTGATATAATAAACAAATGGCAACTCTAAGAGGATCTCAAACATCATACGATATTGGAAATAAACCACCTACAGTTGTTTGGACTGTAGTTCGTGGAGATACTTCTGGCTTTAAGGTTTATGTAACAGACGATGCAAAAGTCCCGCTAGTTTTAAAGGGTTCTGGATCTCAATGGACTATTGCTATGAAAATTAAGAGACCTACTTCAACACCTGGAGTTATTACAGATGATGCAACACTTGTTTTGTCTTTAACTCCCGTTGCAGATGCAGATGACCTTGTTGGAGAGTTTACGGTTTCGCTTACAGCAGCACAGTCAGTACAACTTCAAACAGGAGACATCTTTGACATTCAATTGTCAGATCCTACAAGAGTTTGGACGGTTGCTCAGGGTAGCCTAAAGATTCTTGAAGATGTAACAGACTAATGGCAACAGCAATAATCCTTGATAATCTACAAAACAAAACAAAACGAATCTTTCCAGTAAATTATCCAGAAGTACAAATAGAAGAATTTACAAGAAAAACAGTTATAACCGAAGTACTTCCTTTTAGGGTTAAGTTTTCAGCAATTCAGATTCAGGATATTGGTTTGGGTAATACTCCAGGTATTGGTTTGCAGGTTATTGGCTACAGTAACTACATTCTATAATTAAATAATTAAAAGGATGATATAATCTCTATATGGCTAAAATATCAATTGCAAATGTCAAGGCCCTGTTTCAAACAGGAGATAGACCTACTCAAGCAGACTATGTAGATTTAATTGATACCGCAGCAGCCCAAGCAACAGATTTGGGTTCTTCTGGTAACAATGAAAATACAGTTGACGGAATAGAAAACTTAACTGTTATTGATAGTTTTGATGCTACGGTTTGGCGTATGGTGAAGTATATTATTTCAATATCAAAGACTTCAGCAGGGGACAACAAGTTCTACGCAACCGAATTAACAATTCTTGCTGACGGTACAAATGTATCTGTTAGTGAGTATGGCACTATCGACAATGATGGGAATATTGGCACCATTAATGTCTCTCGCACTGGAAATACCGTGGCTATTACAGTCACTCCAGATTCTGCGATCAAGCCAGTCACAGTACGATATGCTCGTATTGGACTTAAGGCATAATAAAAGGAGATATAAAAAATGGCAACAGTAAATAAAGATTTTAAAATAAAGCAAGGACTGATCGTTGAAGGCTCAACAGCAACAGTTGGCGGACACGATGTTATTACAGACGGAATTGTAGATGCAAAAGGTGATATCCTTGTTGCATCAGGCGCAGATGCTATTGCTCGTTTAGGAGTTGGCACAAACGGTCAAGTACTTACAGCAGCATCAGGTGCTACATACGGCGTTGAATGGTCTAACCCAGCAGCAGTTGGTGTATTTGGATCAAACATTCAATTTGAAGGCGCAACAGCAAATGATTTTGAAACAACACTTGAAGTAACTGATCCAACAGCAGATCGTACAATCACACTTCCAGATGCAACTGGTACAGTAGCACTTACTTCAGATATTACAACACACGCAAACCTTACAGAAGTACACGGTGCAACTGGTGCGGTAGTTGGAACAACAAACACACAAACACTTACTAATAAGACTCTTACTTCACCAAAAATTAATGAAGACGTAGTTCTTTCAGCAACTGCAACAGAATTAAATGTTCTTGATGGAATTACATCATCTACAGCAGAACTTAACATCCTTGACGGAGTTACTTCTACTGCAGCAGAACTTAACATTCTTGATGGTGTAACTTCTACAGCAGCAGAACTTAACATTCTTGATGGTGTAACTTCTACAGCAGCAGAACTTAACATTCTTGACGGTGTAACTGCTTCAACAGCAGAACTTAACCTTCTTAATGGAGTAACTGCTACTACAACTGAACTTAACTATGTAGACGGAGTAACCTCAGCAATTCAAGGTCAGATTGATCTTAAAGCACCTTTGGCTTCACCATCATTAACTGGTACACCATTGGCTCCAACAGCAACACCAGGAACCAATAACACACAAATTGCAACAACAGCATATGCTGATGCAGCAGTAGCAGCACTTGTAGACGGTGCCCCAGCACTTCTTAATACACTTAATGAGTTAGCATTTGCAATTAATGATGATGCTGCCTTTACTACAACAATTACAACTTCAATTGGGCTAAAGGCTCCCCTTGAGTCTCCAACATTTACAGGCACAGTAACACTACCTTCAGGAACCGTTACTTCTGGAATGATTGCAGACGGAACAATTGTTGCTGGAGATATAGCAGATGGAGCAGTAACTTCAGCAAAAATTCTTGATGGAACAATTGTTAATGCTGATATTAATGCATCAGCAGCAATTGATCAATCTAAGATTGCAAATTTAA